CTAAGTGGGGTTCCTCTGACGACAACCCGACCAACGCAAACCTGCGTACCGGCAGCAACTGGTCTGCCACCTATGACATTGACCTCATCCCTATGGTTGAGATCTTCGTCAACTCTCCTCTGGATAACGCCACCACCTGATCCTGACGAGACAAATGGCCCTACCATTAGGTGGGGCCTTCCCTTTTTGCTGCTATGGCTGCCACGATCACCGCCACGCTCCAGAGTGAGACAGCCAACAGCTATGTGACGTTGGCAGAAGCTGATGCGTACTTTGAAACCGTTCCCAGCAGTACAAAGTGGGACAACAAGTCTGACGACAACAAAAATCGTGCATTGATCTCAGCGACACGCTGGATCGACACATTGAATTTTTACGGTGATCGTTGCGATCAAAGTCAAGCGTTAAGCTGGCCTCGCAACAACTATCACGTGGATCGTGTTGAGCTTGCTTGCTCCGCAATCCCGAACGACATCAAATACGCAACGTATGAGCTGGCTAATGCGCTGGCGAACGACACGGATTCGATCACTGGAACGACAGGCGACACGGGGTTGTACGAGTCCGTCAAACTCGGAGAAATGGAAGTCAAGTACAACACTTCGAGCCAGGCTACGGGAACAGTTAATAACGTGTTTGATGTTTATCCTTGGCTGCAGTCTTACCTTGGCGCTTACTGCCTTGGCGGTAGTGGGAGCTATCAGGTCCGTACTGTGAGGGGTTGAAATGGCAGGCGCACTCGACAGTCTGTTCAAAAGCGTTGCCAAGTCGGTTGTTGCCGACCTAGGCAAGTCACTTGACCATACGATCACCTACACCCGCAAGGCATCCCCGGTCTATAACACCAGCACCGGAGCGCTGACCACAACCGACACGGCTTACTCATTTGATGCGCCGATCGAGTTTGTTGACTCCGAAGAAGAGGAAGGCCGCGAAGAACGCAAAGCCAAGCTCTACATCACTCCTGATTTAATCGGGGACAACCAGCCCACTTTCGAAGACACCATAACGCTCAAGTACGCGGGCTCTAACCGCATTGCCCAAATCACAGACATTCGCACTTTCAAAGGCGACCAGGAATACTTCTTCACTGTTCAGGTGAGGTTCTGATGGCTAAGAAAAAAGGTATAGGCCAAATAGTTACTGACCTGGAACGCAAGATAAACGACGACTACAACGCCTTGATTCAGTTAACCGCTGAAGGTTTGGCGACAGAAGAAAACAGCCCCGTGGATACTGGGTTTTTCGCATCGAGCTGGAAAGCATCAACCCAAAAAATCCGTGCTCAAGACAAGCGCGAGGATCACGCTCCATGGTCAAAAATTTACAAAACTCGTCAGCCAGGCGGAAACACCAGCTGGAGCAGTATCGGCAACCAGTGGGTCCATACCGACAAGAAACCAGCGCAAAGCCGCATCAAACCTCGTTTTGAGGTTCCTGAGTTCAACTTTAAGCGTCAGCCCACGGTCTACATCGGTAACACAGCTGAGTACGCGGGGTATGCCTTGGAGTCGCCAAAAGTGGCAAACTTTATCCAGGGTGAAATGCGTTCTTTGGTCCAGCAGACTTTTGGAGACAAACGTTCTGGCCGCATTTTTGCCAGAACTGGATCCAGCAGCAGTGTGTTTGGGTCTTATACCAAGCTCTAAGCCATGACTCTCGTAAACGCCCGCGCCGCATTTGAAAAAGCAGTCACCGACGCTGTTGACACGGCCGACGACACAGTGCTGATGGTTTACGACAACGTTCAGTACACCACTCCCGGCAAAGACAAGAAATACATCCTGATGACGGTCAACTTCAACCGTTCCACCATTCAAAACCAAGGCGCAGCCCAGGACTACTACTCAGGCGTCATCCAATGCAACGTCTACGTGCCCAAATCTGCTGGTACGTCAGTGTTATCCGCTATAAGTGAAGCGGTCATTGATGGTCTTACATCAGTCAACGCTTCGAACTACACCGATACTTTCAGTGTTGCGCCTCGCGTTTCTGACATTTCCGGGCCAACTCCGTTAGAGCTAGAAGACCGCTCGCACTTCATAGGCATTGTTTCTTGTCAGTTCACAGCAGTTGTGTAGTATATTGAGACAAACGCTACTACTTTATGCGCGCTACCGAACTGCTTCGTAATAAGTTCGGCGTTAGCCAGCTGTATAAGCACGAAGTCAAAGACGGCGATGAAGTGGTGCTTGAAATCTATTGGCACCCGCTTACCATCGCTGAGCGCGAGTCAATTCAGAAAAAAGTCGGCTCTGACGATGCCAACGACTTTGCACTGGGCATGATGATCGAAAAATCACTGGATGCTGATGGCAAACGCCTGTTCCAGGACGGCGAAAAAGCATCTTTGAAGAACGCCGTAGAAGCCTCGATTCTGCAAGAAATCCAGCTTGCCATGCTTTCTTCCGGAGCTGAGAACAAGGTGGAGGAAGCGAAAGCAGACCTCAAAAGCTAACAGCGACTGGTATTTCATCTATTTTCTCGCCAAGGAATTAGGAACCACAGTCGCCCAACTCGCCCAGCACCTAACCCAAGAAGAGCTAATCGGCTGGGCCGCTTACTACGAGCTGCACAACGAACAGCAGGAAAAAGCAGTCCAAAACGCCAAAACCGGCTCTAGGGCGCGCTCAATGAGTGCGCGGTAGACTGGAGCCTAAGGTTCTGCGTGTTCCTCCGTGGCTAATTACGACGTAGATATTGAGATTATTTTGCGGGGAGACCGCAAGCTTAAAGATTTTCAGCGCCAGCTAGACAAGATAAACCAAGGCCTTTCGCGGCTCCAAGAAACGCAAAAACAAGTACAAACAAGCAACCCTTTTAATGCTGCGGGCATACGGACAACAAAAACAATAACTCAAGAGTATGTCGAGCAATCAAAAGTATTAAACGCGCGTTTACGAGTTCAAAAACAATCTATAAAAGAACGTGAACGAGAACTTAAAAGACTTGTTGACATAACGAACCAAGTAAACGCTGCAAAAAGAGCGGATGAGCAACGTGCAGCTGCAGCAGCAAGGGCGGGCACAGCAAGGAGTAAGCGCGCTTCTGCAGCAGTTACTGCCGGCGCGTTTCCGCTTCTTTTTGGTGGCGGCGCGTTTCAAGCTTTGGGCGGCGCTATCGGCGGTGCAGCAACTGGAAATATGTTTGGCGGCGCAACTGTTGCGCTACAGGTTTTAGGCGGAGCCGTAGATAGTTTTGCTGCAAAAGCTGTTGAACTGGGTCAAGGTTTAAGCGAAACCGCGGGCGACTTTACTGCTGTAGCGACAGCAGCAGGCCTGGCACGTACGCAGACTGAAAGTTACATGAACGAAATTAAAAAACTAGGAGACGATAAAGAAGCGCTTCGTTTAGCTACTGAGAGCCTGGCTAATGTTGTCGGGCTTGATGGTGTAAACGCTTTAAGAGATTTTGGTACAGAGAGCACAAATTTAGCTAATACCTTTAGCCAAGCTATGGCTCAAATGCAGGCAAGCCTGGCTAGGTTGTTGAGCCCTTTACTAGGGGCAGTAGGTAGAGGCGTTCAGGGAGCTGTAGATGTCGGGGCTGCGCAAGCTTCAGACGACCCCAGACTTGTAAAAATACAGAAAGAAATTAAAGCACGCCAGAGAGGCCTGGGCCGCGACCCTACTCTCCCTGCTCGGGATAGCATTGAAAATAGGCAAGCTATACGGGATCTTGTAAAAGAACAGCAAAGAATTTTAGCGGAAATACGGCAAGACCAAGAAAATGCTGTGCGTTTAACTGCGGAAAGGCTTGCGCGAGAGCAGGAAATAGCAAAATTAACTTTCCAAACCCCAAAACAACTAAGGCTGCAAAAAGCTTTACTCAAGACAAACCTAGATTTAACAGACAAGAACGTTCAAAAGCTAGAAGAGCAGCTTATAACAGAAAATTTAAGGGTTAAAGAACGTGAGATTTTAGACTTTATAGCCGAAAAAGATTTAGATGGAGCTACTGAAGCCAAACTATTAGACGAAGCAAGATTAGGCGCAGATAAAGAACGTCAACGTCTACGCCTAAACATAAACAGCGCTGAGGAAGCCGCACTCAAAGCACAGGAAGCTGCAGCTAGACGTTTGACGGCAGAAGAAGAAAAACGTCAAAACGCGGTCAACCGCAGAGTAAAAGCAGTTGAAAGAGAACTAGAACGCGTTGACAAAGCTTTTGACAGAGCAAGCAGTCAGCTAGATGACATCATCAACAAGCACGAAGACAAGATGGCGTTTGAGCGGGAGTATTCTCGCTTGATTGAAGAGGGCAGCACGCCTGCTGCAGCCAAGCAAGCAATCGAGCTTCAAAAGCAACTTCTTGAGCTTGACAGAGGCTTTGAAAAACAAGAACAGCTACTTAAACAGCAGGTCCAAAGTGCCAAACTTTCTATAGAAAAAGCAAGAGCTGAGGACGCAACTACTGCCGAGCTACAGGCACAGCTTGATCGGTTAAAGGAGATTGAAGCCGAGATCAACAAGCTTCCCAGCAAAAAAGGTAAAGCCGAAGGTGCTATTAAAGAATCGCTGGCTCCTGAAACAGGGCGCGACAAGATTGAAGCAGAAATGAAGCGTGTCCAAGAGGCTCTCAACGAATTGATTGACCCTTCAAATCAAGTCATTCTTGCTGCACAAGCAATCGGAGATGCGTTTAGTGAGTCGTTCAAGGGACTGATCACGGGCAGCATGTCTGCTCAAGAAGCGTTAGCCAATCTGTTTAGCCGTACTGCAGATCACTTTGCGGACATGGCTGCAGAAATGATTGCTCACGCAATTCGGATGCAAATTTTGGGTATTGCCGTTAATTTCTTTAGCAGTGCAGCAAGTGCAGGAGCGGCTGGACCTAAAACACCAGCGCCTAAAACTGGTTCTGCGTTTCAAGGAACGCTTAATCCGCCGGGTCAGTTTGGTTCTGGGCCAGGGTTTGCATCTCCCAGCACTTTTGCTCCACCCAAGGTGGGAGACTTCAACCTTCCCCCCGCACGCGCTTCAGAAGGCGGTTATTTTGCTGCTCCGACTCGCGCATTGGTCGGAGAAGGCGGCGAACCAGAATTTGTTATTCCTGAAAGCAAGATGCGTGAAAGCATGGCGCGATACTCGCGTGGTGCTCGCGGTGGTTCTGTGATCCCTGAAAACGGTGGCTCTGGGACGTCAGGCGAAGGTGGCGGAACAGCAGTTGCTGCACCAATCGACGTTCGCTACACGGTGGAACGTATCAACAGCGTTGATTATGTGACGGCTGATCAGTTCCAAACTGGCATGAGGCAAGCTGCTAGTCAGGGTGCTAAACAAGGCGAACAGCAGACACTGAAGCGACTGCAAATGAGCAGCAGCACTCGTAAG